AGGTCAAGTACGGTCATTGCCTTCAGTTGCCCAAGTCAATACAAAAGCAAAAACCCCAAAGCACAACTGTAAGGAGTGGTACTTGGGGTCTTCATAATCATCATTCATCTCGGAGTTCCAATAGTTAATACCTACCAGAAATCCTGCAAGGGGTGCTATGTCAAGTGCAAAGTTCATTTTGATGTAAGCGGTTTATTTCCTGTTCTTTAAGATACAACTTTTCACGAGTTTCTAACAACTCCTCCCTCAAGTTATTAACACGAACTATCAACATAGCATTTTCTCTTGCAAGGCTCTGCTCAAAAGTCTCATCTCCTCCTTGTAATTTCTTAACGATGTCACAGGCATCTTGGTAGAATCTTGGGTAGGCTCTGTCGTATCGTAAATTCGTGTCGTGCCACTTCGTTGCGTGGATAACCGTAGCGTGGTTCTTCTTGGTTACTCGTGCAATCTCTAATGTAGAGAACAAATCTCGTGCCGCAACCATAAACGCAAACCTTGCCATCACATTCTTATGTTGCCTTGATGGAGTGATGTGGTTGATTCTAATGTATTCGTTGTACTCTTCTTGTAATAGTAATTCGGTTGGTCTCATTTTAGATTTTCGTTAAGGTTATCTAATCTACTTTCGTATTGCTTAATTAGTTCAGCTTGTTTTCTAATGGTTAGTTTAAGGTCGCTATTCTTTGCTTCCGCATCCCATACCATATGTTGTACATCCTCTACCATTTCTATAGCAGTAGACATAGCAGTATAGATACTTAATAGGTCTATGAAGATGTCCATCTCGTATCCGTTGTTCGTGTCTTGTGGCTTTAGGGCGTGTGCGATGTTCATCAAGTCACTATTCTTCTGGCGTAACCATAGAAGAGCAATGCTCTTACTTCCTCCCCTCCAATTGTAATTCTCTTCCATCTTAAAAAGGTAAGTTACTTTGTTTCTTCTCCTTCATACAAATTAGATTTTCTCCGTGAATCTCAAAACCTACATTATCAGGCAAACTACGAAATCTTATTGGTTCATCCATAGGAGTAGGTCTACCACCTGTCTCTACTTCCTTTACCTTTCTTATGTGTACTTGGTTGTACATCCATTCAGTAGGGTGTTGAATATAACGATGGATGACCACAAAGTCATCAGCTCGGTTCACAAACTTACCTCCTCCTTCAATATCAGCAGAACTTGGTGGTATAGGGTGACCTGCATACTCGTGTCCTGCTGCGTGTTTCATACGCAAGGCAGAGGTTACTGCGTGAGTGTTTAACCATATGCTCACATCGTGTTGCTTTGCCCATTGTCTAAAATGGGTAGCCACCTCATAGTCGTACTCGTGACCCCCAAGAGTTGAGAACATATCCTTGTCCTTTACTAATGAGTTGTAAGGGTCAATCAAGAAACCATCAAAACCCTCTTGGTGATAGATGTCAGTAGCCTCCTCAATTAAGTCCTTATAGGTGTACATCTTCTTATCGGTGTCTATGATGATGAAGTACCTCTGGATTAAGTCTTGAGCCATATAGAACTCATCCTCTTCTATCTTGTTGATGGGCTTACCCAAGAAGAACTCCGATATTTTCTTTACCAACGATACAGGCGTATTCTCGGAACTAAATACCAACCATCGGATGTCGTTGACTATAGATTGGAGGAGCATCATATACAAGGTTACGGATGTCTTTCCGACATTGGCGTGTCCAAGTATTACATTAAAGTTTCCTCGCTTGAAACGAAAGTGGGCATCCAAGTTCCATTGACCGAACTTTAGCCCTTCCTTGACTTTGCCGTTTCGCACATCATCAAGTTTACCGAACACATCGGCATAAGATATTTTTGACATAGAGTGTTTGAGTTAAAAAGGCAAATTATGAGAAAGTGCATACAAAGCATTTATAGCATTACCCTGAAAAGTTTCAGTCGGACAAATAAATGGTCTTTGCATTACTTTACAAAAAATACTATTTGATTTTTTAGTATCGGTAAACGGCATTCCGTATTTACTAAAAAACCCTTTGCATCTCTCTTGAGCTTCTATACGAGCATTTTGTTGTAATCTATAATAATGAGATGGAATACATTCATATTCATTTAACTCTTTAAATACTTTTGTCGTTAATGGATATGCAAAATGACTACCATAACCATTTCTATTTGGTTTATATAGAAGAATTAAAAAATGTTCTATGTCATATAAAACAATGTTTTTGTAATACTGCAACAATAAAGAATTTATTTCATCTCGTAGATTATCAAGAGATTTACCAGCAATAATTCTTATTGTATGATTTTCACCATATTTAAATTTGCTTTGACTACGAGCAAAGTGCGCTGGGCATCTTGTAGGTATATGACCACTCCAACCTATATAATTTAAAAATCCATTTTTGCTACATACAAAATAAACTCCATATGTTTGAGGAAATAAACTTACACCATTTCTGTTTTTTGTGGCTAACCGATATTCTTCTTTGGTAATGGCTATTGATTTTTTGTAATGCTCTTGAACAATAGCATTTATTTTTTGCTGAATCATAGTGTTTTGGTTTTAAAAAGGGAGGGCAATGCCCTCCCCTAATTATTAGAATGGTAAACCATCTTGGTCTACAGGTTGTGATTCCTCACGCCCTTGAAAGTGTTGCTGATGAGTTGCTTGGGCTTGGGCTGCGCCCTTCTTCATTACCCAATCAGCAAAGGTCTGTGCATTCGCAATGACTTGTTGAGGCGTACCTCCCAACTCGGCTGCTGCTTTTAATGCGGTTTGTCTAATAATGCTCTCATCCTTTGAGGTGGTTGAACCTCCAGAAGTGGTAGGTGCATTATTTGCATATTGAGGGTTAACAGGCTTTACCGTGTAGTAGGTCTTGCCGTTGTACTCTCTTGGAATGTAATCGTAAGTAGCCTCTTGTCCTACTACGAACTTGTTTTGATTCGGGTCTTTGGAATTGTACTTCCCATTATCTCCGTTCTCAAATGTTACATAGAACCCATAAAGTGTTCCATACTGCCCCTGATAAGGCTCTCCTGCGGACTTAATGTCCTTGACAATAGATGTTTTAGTCATCGTATTTAAATTTAGTTAATAGTTCAAAGTTAATTAAAATGTTGATATGTCATCAACCCAGAGAGGAGTTTTTTCTCCCACATAAGAATTAAATGTATTGTAATCCAAAAACTCTATGGCTTCTTCCCAACTCATATCTCTGGACATTACTTCAATGCATTTCTGTTTTGAGTAGACAACCTTCCAAAGGTTTGGCTCAAATCCAATGATAGCATCATCAAGACCATCAGCAAAAAGAACCTCATCTTCTTGAGCGTATCGCTCAATTATTATTTCCTTCACTTAATACAGGATTTATGAGTTCAACTTCAACTTCACAATAATTCCTTTCAACATCCTTGTCATAGCGGATAGTGAGCTTGTGATAGTATTTAGGACTGTCATCAGGAATCCATCCGTTAGCAACGAGAGTATCAGCAACAAACTTTGAGACAAGTACATTATTGTCCACATCGGCACGAGTATTGTACCTAATACTGATAGTGCAGCCCTCTGCACAATGGTGGTCGTAACGAGCCAATTCTTCTTCAACGATTTTTTTATAGCCATCTTTAATTTTTTTACGATATGTCCAATGCTTACCTGCATATAGACTATTTAGACTTATAGTTTTTGGCAATTTCAGCAGAAGTCTCAAGGTATTGTTCATAAGCGATGTATTCTAATTCTTTCTCTAAATGGTCAATAGCCTTTTGGATATCCTGCTCAATAGGGTTGCCCTCTTTCTTACCTGCTCGGAGGAGATAAGCAATGGCTACACCCAAGTTGTAGTTATCTCTTTGAAAGTCCATACAGACATCAAAGGCTTCTATCTGCTTGTACTTACCTGAATAGTAACTTGGTGTCAACTTCCGTTTGATGGTACTTTGAGAGTTGGGCGGAGTTGCCCCTGTATTGTAACCGCCTGTCATCGTAGAATCCGAAGTGGAGGTAAAAGTGGTCTCGTAAGGTGATTTCGTTGATTTCATATTCTTCTGGGTATTCGGAGATATTATATTTCGCCTTCATTACTTTCCTTAAACGCTTTAAACAAGTTCATTGCTGATTCAGCACTAATTCCTTTTAGAGAGTAGTCTCTAATAATAAACTCTCTCAAGAGTCTTACTTCGTTTGCGAGTGCCTCTACACGAGCCTCACATAGTTCCAGATATTGGTCTTTAATGTCCATAGTGATTTTGATTTGATACGAATGTACACAAAATTATTTACATACAACATAGAGACAAAAAAAAAGAGGCTACTGCCTCTATATATAGATATATCTATTTATATATATAATAAGAGACCTATAGGTCTCTATATATATACTATATACTATATCTCTTTATATATAATATATATAGATATAAAAAAAGAAAGGTGGGTTACCCCACCAACTTAAACACCTGTATGTTATCAACGACTACTTAACATTACCTCTCTTGTCAATAGTGCGTACCGCAAAGTATCCACCTACTACCGTTACACTCAACATATTCCATAGGCTTATCCAACTGTCGTTGACATCTACCCAACCTAATCCATCAAAGAAGGTCATAAACACCAAGAATGCTATCACGACAATTAAGGTAAGAGGTCTTACATTCTTACTCAACCAAGAGTCCGATGTCATATCGGATTTCCATCTACTGCTTATCTCGGCTTCAATAGAGGCTCTTATAGCCTCTTTCTCCTCTGGAGTGGATACATACCTATCTACGACATTAGAAACCGCTTCTATGGTCTCCTTTGCGCTCTTTCCGAGTATTTTGTTTAGTAGTGGGTTCATTACAATTCTTTTTACAGGTACATTCCTTTGGTTCAGTTACACACCACTTACGAACCACAAGCTTCACATTCAGGGTTGTCTATACTACAAGCCTTGTCGTTTGCCGTGTCTTTGGTGAGTTCATCTACAAAGTCCTCAAAGTCATTTGAGAATCCGAAGTCCGTGTCGTTCATCGTATGTTCTTTAGTCTTTCGTTTTCTTTACTTAAAAAAAGCACCTCCGTGCGTAAGGCGTGTACTTCAGCAGTCAATGCCAATACCTTTTCATTGCTTTCAGTAAGCAAATCCTCCAATCGTTGTACACGATGTTTAAGGTCATCACGATAGGCGAAGTCTTCTTCTCTGTCCATCTCTCTCTCTTGTTGCTTTGCTTTAAGTCTTGCCTCCCAAAACTTCCACGCTGCTCCAGAGGTTAGTGCGGCTACTACCGCTATGATTACGCCTTGTTGTTCCATTGTCTATGCCAAAATTCGCTATGTACTCGCTTTACACTACTCAATGAGGATAGCCATAATACTACCCATCCCCAATGAGAAGCAGAGTTATTAAGATAACCACCCAAAGCGTAAAATGTTACTGTTGTGCTAAAGACTGTAAATGAGAGTAGTGAGGCAGTCTTCCTTAAATGTATGTCTTGCCGAGCAACGGCAAAGAGCTGAAATCCTCCTACCAATAAACCATAGATTTGATATACAGGCATCCATCCCAACTCTATAATAGTCGCAGGGAGTAATAATATGAAGTTTAACATCCCCAACATTATCTCCGTAGGCTGACTATCGGCATAGAGGAATATCTCCTTTAGATTGTTTAAGCAACGCTTTACCATTTCTTGTATCGTGTCTTTCCGTTTTCTTTATATGCTACGAGTACCTCACCTCTATTACCTTCAGCTTTGTAACTACAATGTACCCACGCAAACTCTCCCATATCATCTGGAAACTCACCTATCAATTGGTCAAAGGTTAGGTGGTCTTTGATGAACATAAAGAGTTCACGGTTGGTGTATCCACTTGTAGACTGCATATCCAAAGCCTCGCCTTTTGAGTGTTGTGAGTTGTTAGAACCTCCTATTGCTTTGTTCAACTGCTTTGACCGATAACCAGAAGTAACTCTTAATGGCTTTCCAAAGTGATTGCGACAAGGCTGAAAGATATTCTTTGCAACTTCCTTTAAAGCAATTAGGTGTGTTGCCGTTGGCTCGTTCACAATCCCTTTGCGTAAAGCAGTCGCAGAGTAGGTCGCTTCTGCAAGGCTTAAATTTTCGCATAACATCATATCGTTGTTAGTTCTATACAGGCTTCATCGGATAGGGCAGTTTCAAATTCTACTAATTGCTTAATGTAGGATTGGTGTTGGCGGTTTGGAGTAGTAGTATAATTTAAATACCTCCAATCTAAAACCTCATTACCAGTAGACAAGGTATTTCCGCTTGGGGTATATGGTGTTCCGTTCACGAATAACTTTGCATTTGTACCGCTTTTATAAAAAGCCATTTTAATAGTTGTACCAAGTGCTGCTCTCCAATCAAACATATTCACAAATGATACTGAACCACTACCTCCTCCCGTTCTGCCAAACTGAAAATAGCAGTCATCATTTTCTATAAAAAAATTATAGGCGGTGCTATTGTTAGAATTTAATAAATACAATCCGTCCTTTGTCAATTCAAATTCCATAAACAAAGTGTAGTTCCCTGTATAAGCAAGATTTGAACCTCTATCACAAACATCACCCAACCTCGTTTGCGATACCCCATATGTAGGTATGTAACTTGTGGGATAGGTCGCATCTTGCTCAAGTTGGAATCCATAGCCATAGAAGTAATTACCTATAGTTGTACTACCAGTAGCAAATCCTGTTGTCCCACTTGAAGCCATATATACCCTTAAACTTCCTGCACCAGAATAATTAAATCTTGCAGATACTCTCCACCAACCATTGCCATAATTTTCTGCCTTTAAATTGCTGGTTAAAGAACCTACGCTTGTTCCAAATTCACCTGTTTGACAATTAAAGTTGAAATAAGTATCTGCACTACCCGAATAAATAATATTTAACCAAGCATTGTTTCCATATTTGACAAATACGCTAACAAGAGGGTTAGTAACACCTCCAGAGATATCTGCAATACGAGTAAATACCGCTGATGTACCTGTAGCAGTTGATTTAAAGGCGTTTTGATATCCTTCTGGACTAATAGCATTATTGTATTCTATAGATGTATTGTTTGTGACAAATCCATATTCACTTTTATCTACTGAATTAGTCCTACTCGGTTCAAGCAATAAAGAAGGACACGAACCATTAGAATAATCTAATCTCGGCATATCCTCAAGTATCCCTCCTGCAACAGGAGCAGTAGTAGTCTCTACATAAGGGTAGGATACAAGACCTTGGTTGAGCATTGCATCTTGGATGTAGATAGAACCTGTTCCTGTAAAAACATTGTCATCAACAAGTGAATAAATGTTTACACCAGTAATTGTAGCGTTATATGTTACCGAACATCTAAACCATCCGTTTCCTACATCTTCAATATTCGCATCTATATCATTTCCTGTTACACCAATCCTACTGCCTGTTGTAGATGGGTTTAAATCAAAATTAGCACGAACAATGGGGGTTGTTAAAGAAATTAGACAAATCCAATTATTTGTATTCGCTTTAGCATAAACTGAAAATGACTGAACACCT